CAACAGCGCCAAGGACAAGATGCGCGGCAAGGATCGCGCGATCCTGAACGACAACCTGGGTGACGGCTTCTACGACTTCCTGCTGGCCGCGTTGACGCCGACCGTCGCCCATTGCCGGGGCGGCATCTACGTCGCGATGTCCTCCAGCGAACTCGACGTGCTGCAGGCCGCCTTCCGCGCCGCCGGTGGCAAGTGGTCGACCTTCATCATCTGGGCCAAGAACACCTTCACTCTGGGACGCGCCGACTACCAGCGCCAGTACGAGCCGATCCTGTACGGATGGCCTGAGGGGGCGCAACGCCACTGGTGCGGCGACCGCGACCAGGGCGACGTCTGGAACATCAAGAAGCCACAGAAGAACGACCTGCACCCGACGATGAAGCCGGTGGAGTTGGTCGAGCGTGCAATCCGCAATTCGAGCCGGCCCGGCAACGTGGTGCTCGATCCGTTCGGGGGTTCGGGCACGACCTTGATCGCCGCCGAGAAGTCAGGGCGGCAGGCGCGGCTGATCGAGCTCGAACCCAAGTACGTCGACGTGATCGTGCGCCGCTGGCAGGACTGGACCGGCCAGCAGGCCACCCGCGAGTCGGATGGCCTGGCATTCGATCAGGCCGCCAGCGAGTCCTCGACGATCTCGGTGTGAATCACGAAGCCCGTCAGGTAGGGCATGCCGCGCGGGATGCCGTAGTCCTTGCTGGTCTGGCGCCCGATGGTCCAGCCCATCCACTGCTGGGTGGCGGCGTTGATCGCATCCGCGAGGGGCCGTCCGGCGTGCAGTTGGTTGAGGACGTCGTCCGCGAAGTGGCGGCCGTGGCGGCTGTCGAGGAAGGTCCTGACCGATTCAAGGGGCTGGCCGGTGGCGTCCGAGACGGCGGTCATCGCCAGGGGCCAGGCGGCTTCGGCCTGCTCGTTCATCGTGCCCCAAAAGCCCCAGGCATCGTTCTGGGTGGCGGGGATCGGGCGGGTGCTGTTCATCTCGGGCTCCTTGGCGTTGATCGTTGCGACGCTCGTAGTAACGCGCTGTTCGATGGAGAAGCCAAGCGCGGCTCGGCCTCTTCTTCGATCATTCTGCTCAGGCGATCCGGTAGATCCGCTCGCCACCCTGCGGCTTGTCCGAGACGATGGCCAGACCGAGCTTCTTCTTGAAGGCCCCGGCGAAGGTGCCGCGCACGGTGTGTGCCTGCCAGCCGGTGGCCTCGCAGATCTGGCGAACCGTGCTGCCCTCAGGGCGGCGCAGCATCGCGATCACCTGGGCTTGCTTGCTGTTCTCGCGGGTGCGGGGTTTGGTGTCCGTGCGCTCCTTCGCCCACGTTGCTTCGGAGGCCGCTACGGCGGCCTCGATCTCGGGGTCGGCTTCCGGAGACACCGGTGCGGGGCGTTCGCGTCCCATCGCGTCGTAGCCCTCGGCGGCGATGAACCAGTCGGTGCCATTGGTGGTGATCAGGGCGCGCTTGAGCAGGCCGTCGAGCACCTTCTTGCGGGCGCCGCCTTTAATGTTGTCGGGGAACCAGACGATCTTGCCGTCAGTGTGTTCGAGGGCGTAGGCCAGGATGGCGTGCTGGGCGGGGGTCAGTCGGCTGGTGGTCATCTCTTGCTCCTTGCAGGGGTTGATCGGGTGACGTGATGAACGCGCTGTTCGCCAGTGAAGCCAAGCGCTTCCTGCTGGTGTTCCGGGGTTGTTGATCAGCTGTTGGCCTTGTCCGACATGGCGGCCTTGCGACCCTCCTCGACCCCGGCCTTGAAGGCGGCCTCGAGGGCGTCTCGTACGCACCAGACCGCGACGTCGTGGAAGTCGAGGCTGTCAGACCTGCGCGTCTGCAGCGTCTCGATCCCGAGGTGTTGCTGGGCGATCTCGGCGAGGAGGGTTTCGAGCTTGCTCATGTCGGTGTCCTTCGATGGGGTTGGCGATGGACGTATGAACACGCTGTTCTCGATGGAAGCCAAGCTGATTCCGAAGGACCGACGATGAACTGATCGAAGAGGGCAATGGGAATCTCGATTCGGGCTTACGCCCGCCACCGGGGCGTGACCGACACGGCCGTTCACAAGGCGATCCGCACAGGGCGCATCGCGCCCGAGGCGGACGGCACCATCGACCCCGACAAGGCCGACCGCGAGTGGGCGCGCAACTCAGAGGCTCCAAAAGCAGGGACTCGTGCCAAGGCGGTCAAGGCCGCTGTGCCGGAATCGGCGGCCGATACTCCTGCCGGCCTGCCCGCGGGCGGCGCGTCACTGCTGCAGGCGCGAACCGTCAACGAAGTGGTGAAGGCGCAGACGAACAAGGTGCGCCTGGCTCGCCTCAAGGGCGAACTGGTCGACCGTCCGCAGGCTATCGCGCATGTGTTCAAGCTGGCGCGCTCAGAGCGCGATGCGTGGCTGAACTGGCCGGCGCGCATCTCCGCGCAGATGGCCGCCAAGCTCGGCATCGAGCCTCATGCGATGCACGTCGCCCTGGAGGCTGCAGTGCGCGAGCACCTGCAGGAACTGGGCGAACTGCGACCCCGGGTGGACTGATGCCGGACGTCGACTATGAAGGCGCGGCCGAGATCGAGCGCGCCTGGCGCGAGGGGCTGACGCCAGATCCGCTGCTCACGGTGTCCGAGTGGTCGGACCGCCACCGGATGCTTTCCAGCAAGGCATCGGCCGAGCCGGGACGCTGGCGGACCAGCCGCACGCCGTACCTCAAGGCGATCATGGACTGCCTGTCGCCGACCTCGCCGGTCGAGCGGGTGGTGTTCATGAAGGCCGCGCAGCTGGGCGCTACCGAGATGGGCTCGAACTGGATCGGCTACGTGATCCACCACGCGCCCGGGCCGATGATGGCAGTCTGGCCGACGGTGGAGATGGCCAAGCGCAACTCGAAGCAGCGCATCGACCCGCTGATCGAGGAGTCGGCCGCGCTGGCGGAACTGATCGCACCGGCGCGCAGCCGGGACTCGGGCAACACCATCCTGGCCAAGGAGTTCCGGGGCGGCGTGCTGGTCATGACCGGCGCCAACAGCGCGGTGGGCTTGCGCTCGATGCCGGTGCGCTACCTGTTCCTCGACGAGGTGGACGGCTATCCCCTGGACGTCGAAGGCGAAGGTGACGCGATCTCACTGGCGGAGGCACGCACGCGCACCTTCGCGCGGCGCAAGATCTTCATCGTCTCGACGCCGACGATCTCGGGCGCAAGTGCCATCGAGCGCGAGTACGACGCGAGCGACCAGCGCCGGTATTTCGTGCCCTGCCCGCACTGCTCGCACCGGCAGTGGCTGCGCTTCGAGCAGCTGCGCTGGGAGCGCGGCGAGCCCGAGTCGGCGGCCTACATCTGCGAGTCCTGTGACGCTTCGATTGCCGAGCACCACAAGACCTGGATGCTGGAGCATGGCGAGTGGCGAGCGCTGGTGCCGGAGAGCGGCATCAAGACGGCGGGCTTCCATCTGTCCTCGCTGTACAGCCCGGTCGGGTGGCGCAGCTGGCGGGAGATTGCTGCCGCCTGGGAAAGCGCCGTGAGCAAGGAGTCAGGTTCGGCAGCGGCGATCAAGACATTCAAGAACACCGAGCTCGGCGAGACCTGGGTCGAGGAAGGCGAAGCCCCGGATTGGCAGCGGCTGGTCGAGCGCCGAGAGGACTACCCGCTGGGCAGGGTCCCGGAGGATGGGCTGCTGCTGGTGGGCGGCGCCGACGTACAGAAGGACCGCATCGAGGCGTCGATCTGGGCCTTCGGCCGCGGCAAGGCCTCGTGGCTGGTGGAGCACCGCGTGCTGATGGGCGACACCGCCCGTGACGCGGTGTGGAAGCGCCTGGCGGAGTTGATCGCGGAGAGCTGGACCCACGCATCGGGATCGGCCATGCCGCTGGCGCGCTTTGCGCTGGACACTGGCTTTGCGACGCAGGAGGCCTACGCCTTCGTGCGCGCCTGCCACGACCCGCGCGTGATGCCGGTCAAGGGGGTGCCCCGCGGCGCGGCGCTGATCGGCACGCCGACGGCGGTCGATGTCTCGCAGGCCGGCAAGAAGCTGCGCCGGGGCATCAAGGTCTACAGCGTGGCGGTCGGCATCGCCAAGCTGGAGTTCTACAACAACCTGCGCAAGAGCGCGGACGTCGATGAGGACGGCATGACGGTCACATACCCGGCCGGATTCGTTCACCTGCCGAAGATTGACGCCGAGTTCATCCAGCAGCTCTGCGCCGAACAACTGATCACCCGCCGCGACCGCAACGGCTTCCCGATTCGCGAGTGGCAAAAGATGCGCGAGCGAAACGAGGCGCTGGACTGCTACGTGTACGCCCGGGCCGCTGCGAGCGCGGCCGGGCTGGACCGTTTCGAGGAACGCCACTGGCGCGAGCTCGAACGACAACTCGGGATGGAGCGGCCGCCGGATGAGCCGCCACCGATTCAGACCTTTAATGCAGACGAGGCCACCCACAGCGGTGGCCTCGCTGTTTCTGGCAACCGCAATACCGGCCGGCGCGTGATCAAGAGCCGCTGGCTGACCCGCTGAGGATCTTCGTGACCTACACCACCACCCAACTCGACGCACTCAAGCGCGCGCTGGCCACCGGCGAGCGCCGCGTGAGCTTCGCCGACAAGACCGTCGAGTACCGGTCGGTCGAGGAACTGCAGGCGGCCATCCGGACCGTCGAAGGCGAGCTCGCACGCAGCACTGGGGCGAGTCGCAAGCGCCAGATCCGCGTCACCACGGCGAAGGGCTTCTGATGACCTGGATCGCCAAGCTCCGTGGCCTGCTCGGGCAGCAACCAGTCCACGAAGCCGCTGGCCGAGGACGGCGCTCGCTCGCCTGGATGCCGGGCAACCCGGGCGCGGTGGCCGCCATGCTGGCCACCAGCACCGAGCTGCGTATCAAGAGCCGCGACCTGGTGCGCCGCAATGCCTGGGCGCAGGCCGGGATCGAGGCCTTCGTCGCCAACGCCGTCGGCACCGGCATCAAGCCGCAGAGCCTGTCGACGGACGAGCGCTTCAAGGCCGACGTACAGGCCCTCTGGCGCGACTGGACCGAAGAGGCGGACGCTGCCGGTCAGACCGACTTCTACGGCCTGCAAGCGCTGGCATGCCGCGCGATGCTCGAAGGCGGCGAGTGCCTGATCCGGCTGCGTCCACGCCGGCCGGAGGACGGGCTGTCGGTGCCGCTGCAGCTCCAACTGCTGGAGCCTGAGCACCTGCCGATCAGCCTGAACACCGAACTTCCCTCGGGCAACGTGGTGCGCGCTGGCATCGAGTTCGACGCGATGGGTCGACGTGTGGCCTACCACCTGTACCGCTCGCACCCGGAGGACGGTCGGCTGGCCCCGATGTCGGGCCAGGGAGGGCTGGACACGGTCCGCATCCCGGCCGCCGAAATCATCCACCTCTACCGGGTGCTGCGCCCTGGCCAGATCCGCGGCGAGCCGTGGCTGTCCCGGGCCCTGGTCAAGCTCAACGAGCTGGACCAGTACGACGACGCCGAGCTGGTGCGCAAGAAGACCGCTGCGATGTTCGCCGGCTTCGTGACCCGCCAGAGCCCCGAGGACAACCTGATGGGCGAAGGCGCCGCTGACGGCGAAGGCGTCTCGCTGGCCGGTATGGAGCCCGGCACGCTGCAGATCCTGGAGCCGGGCGAGGACATCAAGTTCTCCGATCCGGCCGACGTCGGCGGCTCCTACTCCGAGTTCCTGCGCACCCAGTTCCGCGCGGTGGCCTCGGCCATCGGCGTCACCTACGAGCAGCTGACCGGTGACCTCACCGGTGTCAATTACTCGTCCATCCGCGCCGGGATGCTGGAGTTCCGCCGCCGCTGCGAGATGGTGCAACACGGCGTGCTGGTGCATCAGATGTGCCGCCCGGTGTGGGCGGCATGGATGAAGCAGGCGGTGCTGGCCGGAGCCCTCGAAGCGCCGGGGTTCGCCCGAGGTGGCGCTGCTCGCCGCCGGCAGTACCTGCAGGCCAAGTGGATTCCGCAGGGTTGGCAGTGGGTCGACCCAGAGAAGGAGTTCAAGGCCATCTTGCTCGCCATTCGCGCGGGCCTGATGAGCCGCTCCGAAGCGATCTCGGCCTTCGGCTACGACGCCGAGGACGTCGACCGCGAGATCGCCGCCGACAACCGCCGCGCCGACGACCTCGGCCTGATCTTCGATTCCGATCCGCGCCGCACCTCCAAGGACGGCGGCAGTGCCGAGCCGAATCGATCCGCCGACAACGCCACGGCCGTCTCGAACTGAGGCGACCTGAAGGACGACCCCATGACTCTGTTGCCCCATGTGGCGGCACGCCTCTTTGGCGCGCCGCTGCTGATCCATCGCCCGAAGCTCGACGTCATCCTGGCTGTGCTCGGCCCCCGCGTCGGCCTGTCCGATCTGGCAGCGCCAATCGGCTACACGCCGCCGGAGCGCAGCCCCGGCCGCGCGAACGCGAAGGTGGCGGTCGTCCCCATTCACGGAACCCTGGTGCGCCGAACCATCGGCCTTGAGGCGGAGTCGGGTCTGACCAGCTACGCGGCCATCGCAAGCCAGATCGACGCGGCGCTGGCCAGCCCTGAAGTTGCGGCAATCCTGCTGGATGTGGACTCGCCCGGCGGCGAGTCGGGTGGCGTGTTCGATCTCGCTGACCGCATTCGCGCCGCGGCACAGGTCAAGCCCGTCTGGGCGGTGGCCAACGACATGGCCTTCTCCGCTGCCTATGCGCTGGCCTCAGCGGCGACCAAGGTGTTCGTCTCGCGGACCGGGGGTGTCGGCTCGATTGGCGTCATCGCCATGCACGTCGACCAGTCCGAGAAGGACGCGCAAGACGGCGTTCGCTACACGGCCGTGTTCGCGGGCGACCGCAAGAACGATCTCAACCCCCACGAGCCGATCTCCGACGAAGCCCACGCCTTTCTCAAGGCGGAGGTGAACCGCGTCTACGGGCTGTTCGTCGAGACGGTGGCCCGGCACCGCGGCATTGAGCCGAGCGCGGTGCGCGACACCGAAGCCGGCCTGTTCTTCGGCCAGGCGGCCGTCGCCATCGGGCTGGCCGACGCCATCGGCACGTTCGATGTCGCGCTGGCCCAGCTCCTCGAATCCGTTTCCCCACTCCCGAATCTGGCGGCGAGCCACTCGGGCCATTTCCGCAACCTCCAGATGGAGTCCTACATGAATGATCGATCCGACCCCGCTCCTGCTGATCGGCCTGCTGCTGATCGCGCTGGCCCTGTTCCTCAACCGTCGCCCACCTCCACGCTGAGCGTGGTTGACGCCGTCGAGATCGCCCAGACCTGCACGCTGGCCGGTCGCACCGACCTCATCGCCGGCTTCCTGGAAGCCCAGACCTCGCCGGCCAAGGTGCGCAGCCAGCTCCTGGCGGCCCATGCCGATGCGTCGCCCGAAATCGTCACCCGCATCGGACCCGACGCGGCCGCCACGGCGGCCGCGGTCGTAGCGGGCAACCCACTGGTCGACGCGGCCAAGCAACTGGCCGCGAAGTCCGCTGCCCTGAAGAAGGAGATCTGACATGCCGACCGTTTTCACCGAATCGATGAACTTGGGCGACCTGCTCAAGTACGAAGCACCCAACCTGTACTCGCGCGACCGCGTGACCGTGGCCTCCGGGCAAAACCTGCCGCTCGGCGCGGTCGTCGGCATGGTCACCGCCACCGGCAAGGTCAAGCAGATTGACCCGTCCGCCACCGACGGCACCCAACTCGCCGCCGGCGTGCTGATGCAGGCCTGCGACGCCGCGCTCGCCGAGCGCACCGACGGCCTGATCGTTGCCCGCCACGCCATCGTCTCCGACCACGCGCTGCAGTGGCCGACCGGCATCACCACCGGCGAGCAGCAGGCCGCCGTTGCCCAACTCAAGTCGCTGGGCGTCCTCGTTCGCCAGGGAGTCTGACCATGCAGAACATCTTCGAAAACCCCGCCTTCTCGATGTCGGCGCTGACCACCGCCATCAACTTCCTGCCCAACAACTACGACCGCCTCGGCGCGATGGGCCTGTTCGTCGACAAGCCGCAGCGCTTTCGCTCGGTCGTCGTCGAAGAGCAGAACGGCGTGCTCACGCTGCTGCCGACGCTGCCGCCCGGCTCGCCTGGCACCGTGGGCGTGCGTGGCAAGCGCAAGGTGCGCTCCTTCACCATCCCCCACATCCCGCACGACGATGTGATACTGCCCGAGGAGGTCCAGGGCATCCGGGCCTTCGGTTCGGAAACCGAGCTGCAGACCGTGGCGGGCGTGATGGCGCAGCACCTGCAGACGATGCGCAACAAGCACGCGATCACGCTGGAGCACCTGCGCTTCGGTGCGCTCAAGGGCCAGATCCT